AATGTGGCAAACGACGGGCAAGGACGTGATGACGATTTGCGAAGACAATCGCGGGGGAACTGACTCGCGTTGTTGGGCCAACGTCCATTTTAGCATCGTGGACGAAAACGATTTTTATACTCATGGGAGAAAACCAAATGGCGAATAGCGTAACGGACAAAGTGCTTGAGGCGTTGCTGAACGGCGACGAATTGACCGCTCTCGATTCATTGGAACGGTTTGGGTGTATGCGATTAGCGGCACGCATTTATGACTTGCGGGAAATCGGTTGGGAAATCGAAACCGAAACAGTCGAAACGACGAATGGAAAAAGGTTCGCGTCGTATCGCCTCGACCCGCCACCCGAATTTTAGCGACGTAGACAAAAACGCTAAAATATGATACAAACGGGGCGACAGGTTGGATGGGACTGTTACATGGAAATCAGAAATGTATCCGATGACACCTTAAACAAACTGCTCGCCCAGACCTACAATTGGCACACGTTGCCTCCCAGTTTGGTTTACGGCATGGCAGTTGAGTTGAGCAAGGCTAGGTTCTTGTTGCAACGTCAACACGCGTTTATTGGTGATCTGCTTGCCGCCCAAGAGGTGGAAAATGAGATACGCACCCGCGTCACAGGTGGAAATTGAGCAGATTACGGCAGTCATGGAACACGCCGCACGATGCGCAAAGCAATCAGGCCATGCTGTCGCCGTATTGACGAATTTACGGACGGTTAGCCTCAGCTCTGTTTCTGAGATAGGATTGATTCTAGAAATTGTGCAGTGCCCGTGGGAGCACCGCAATATGTAGGGGTTCACATTGTCCGAATTGAAAGTCGAATACGTCGAAACGACGACACTTATTCCGTATGCGCTAAATTCGCGCACGCATTCAGATTCGCAGGTCGCCCAAATTGCGGCCAGTATCAAAGAATTTGGTTTCACAAATCCCATTTTGGTAGACGACACCAACACGATCATAGCGGGTCATGGGCGCATTATGGCGGCAGGCGTGTTAGGACTCGAAACGGTGCCAACTATCGCGCTACGCGGGTTGAGCGACGCCCAGCGCAAAGCCTACGTGATTGCAGACAACAAATTGGCGTTGAACGCGGGTTGGGACCCAGAAAACCTGCGCGTTGAAATGGAAGCGCTAAACGAATTGGATTTTGATTTGGCCTTGATTGGGTTCGACGCAATCGAATTGGGCAAAATTTTCGATGACGAACCGATGCCCGAATTGCGCGACGAAGAATACAACGAAGCGTTTTCAGTCATTGTCGAATGCAAAGACGAAGCCGAGCAGGAGCAAATCTTCAATCGCCTAGACGCCGAGGGTTACAAGTGCCGCGTTCAAAGTTTGTAGTTTCATCGCCCATTCAAAGCACGTTCCGCACCGAAAAAGTAAAAGGCATGTTCGATGTTGAGATGGATGAGGTCAAAAAAGACTACGACGTAAACATTCCAATAGAAAACGAGCCGTGGAATATTGGTTTGATCGTCGGCGCAAGCGGCACAGGCAAAACGACAATTGCGAAGCGCTTGTTTGACGACTTCCATTTTTTTACTGGTTTCGAATGGTCGAACAAAGCGATTGTTGACGACTTCCCCGAGTCATTAAGCGCCAAGCAGATTTGCGAATCGTTGTCGAAAGTGGGATTTAGCTCGCCGCCCGATTGGTTAAAGCCGTTTGGCGTATTGTCGAACGGGCAAAAAATGAGAGCAGAGTTAGCGCGCGCCATTTTGGAATACGATCAACCGTTGATTTACGACGAATTTACTAGCGTTGTGGACAGGCAAGTGGCCCAAGTGGGTAGCGCCGCCATACAGAAATTCATACGAAAGCAAAATAAGCAGTTTGTTGCGGTGTCTTGCCATTACGACATTGAAGAATGGTTGGAGCCTGATTGGGTATACGACGTAAACACCCACGAATTCCATCGGAGGTTACTTCGGCGACCACCCATATCAATTGATGTGCGGGAAGCGCGGCAGTCAGAATGGAAACACTTTATGGAGTTTCACTATTTGACCCATGCGCATAACAAATCGGCCCACAAATACATCGCCGAGATAAATGGCGAACCCGTTGGGTGGTGTAGCGTCCTGCATTTTGCGCACCCGCACAGGAAAAACACCAAGCGGTTACATCGAACCGTCGTAAAGCCTGATTACCAAGGATTGGGCATTGGGTACGAATTGCGATGCCAAGTTTCAGAGCGGTATTTGGCGCAAGGCTATAGCGTCATCACCGTGACAAGCAATCCGTCGCTCATTCACGCAATGAGCAAAGGAAAAGAATGGGCAATGACCCGCAAACCGTCCCGATTATCGAATACGGCCAAAACGGGAGTGCTGGCAGGTTCGACATCGGACGCACGTTTAACCGCATCATTTGAATATAGAGGTAGGAATGCCACAAGGTGAAGGGGGCGGGAGGCCACCAGTCGTATTTGACGACAAGCAGATAGCAGAGTGTGAGGCTCTTGCCGCTGTATGCACCAGAACTCAGATCGCAGATTATTTCGGCATCCATGAGGATACACTGCGGGCTGTGGCTGAACGGCAACAAGAAGTTTTTCGGGCCCTAAAAAAGGGAAAGGCAAAGGCCGTTGCCCGTATTGGTCAGGGCGTTTTGTCCCGAGCATTGGAAGGCGACAACTCAGCCAGCTTTTTCTATTTGAAATGCCAAGGGGGGTGGAGTGAGAAAATACAAATTGAGGCAGACGTAGAAACAAGTGTTACGCTTACGCTCGACGGTAAAACCGTAGATGGAAAAGACCTCGGCTGGTGAAAAGCTACCCGCTTGGTGTGTCGAAACATTCCTGCGCAGTGACCCAACCATTCGCTACAAAATTGCTTATGGCGGTCGAGGCAGTGGGAAGTCGTGGGCGTTCGCAATTATGGCGATCATGCGCGCCGCGTACAAACCTATCCGCGTGTTATGCGCTCGCGAATTACAAAACAGCGTACGGGATAGCGTACATACCCTAATAAAAGACCAAATCGTGTCGCTCGGCATGAGCGGTCATTTCATTATCCGCGAACGGGAAATTTTGGGCCGCAACGGTTCGTCGTTCATGTTTAAGGGCTTGCGCGGTATGCGCAACGACGCGAGCGAAATTAAATCACTTGAAGGCGTGGACATTTGCTGGGTTGAAGAAGCCCAAATGATTTCAGCCGCCAGCCTCGAAACATTATTGCCGACGATACGAAAACCCAGATCGGAAATATGGTTCACGATGAATCCGAGTTTGGCATCTGACCCTGTTTACCAAATGATTAACGAGCCACCCAATAACGCCGTGGTTCGCAAAGTTAATTGGAACGATAATCCGTGGTTTAGCGACACGTCGCTTGTCGCCGAAAAAGATTACAAGCAACGCGTTGACCCTGATGGGTACCGACACGTATGGGAAGGCGAATGCCGAAGCTACAGCGACGCGCAAATCCTGAAGCACAAATACGTGGTGGACGTTTTCGAGCCTCAACCTCATTGGTCGATATATCAAGGCGCTGACTGGGGCTTTTCGCAAGACCCAACTACGTTAATGCGTGTTTACGTGGATGAATCGGTGCTTTACGTGCATCGCGAATGCTACGAGGTGGGATGCGAAATCGACGCAACGCCCGCGTTATTCGATAACGTGTCGGATTCGTATTACGACGCTCGACGCGTCATCACCCGCGCAGACCCAGCGCGACCCGAAACGATCAGCTACCTTAATCGTCACGGGTACCCAAACATTAAAAGCCATTCGCATTGGAAAGGGAGCGTTGAAGATGGAATCCAATTCCTTCGGAGCTTCGAGCGAATAATCATCCACCCACAATGTAAGCACGCCATTGAAGAAGCGAGCCTGTGGAGTTTTCAAGTCGACAAAAAAAGCGGCGATGTACTGCCAAAAGTCCAAGACGGTAACGATCATTGCTGGGATGCAATACGTTACGCGTTGTCCCCCTTAATCAAAAAACGAACCATTCCGATGGTGACGGGGAACATTGCGGGACTATGAATCAGTGCGAAAGTTGTAAAATGATGCTGTCGGTTGATGCCGCCGCTTATGAGCGATTGCGACGAGTGCAATATGCGTGCCAGTTGTTGCGTAAAGGATGCAAGGAAACGGAAGTCCGTCAACGTGTAGCGAAAACGTACAGGTGTAGCAAAGCAACCGCATGGCGAAGTGTTGACGTTGCGCGAGATATTTATGACACCAGATGAAGAAAAGAAATTGCTTGCTCGCGTGGAAAAAGATATTCGTCGCGAAGCAAAAGTGGCAGGCGACGAAGTGTTTGCGTTGATTGGCGAAGGCAAAGACCCTCGCGATGCCGTTGAGCAGGTGAACAAGAAATACCGAGCCAAGTACGGGCAATTGTTCGCCGCCGCACTCAGCGAGGTTTTGAGGGAAAGCATATCCCCGAAAGCGGCGTTGAATTACAAGGTGGGCAAAAAGCCATTGAGCGTCCACATATACGCAAACGAAAAGCGGGTCAGCGCGTTGGTTCGTAGCGCAGTTAAGAATCACGTACGCGGGTATCAGGACAGCAGGAAATTGGCGCTCGAACTGTACGAGGGGTACGGGTTTAAAACGGACGAGAAATTAAAAATCAGTCCGCGAGCGGCAATCGTTCCCAAATACATGAAAGAGATTTTGAGGGACGCGGCAACGGGTTCTGCAATGAGCAAAGCATATGCACGCGCACAGGCAAAAGCGTTGCGTACGGGCGCATTGAGAGCGGCGTACAACGAATTGCTGGATGAGATCGACAAGATCGAAAGCGGCGTGGGTTCGAAGCACTTACAAAAGAAATTGCAGGTCGCGTATGACGAAAAAGTGAGGTATCACGGAAACAGGATTGCGCAAACCGAACTGCATCGGGAGTATAGTCGCGTTTTGGCAGAAGATTTTAACAGCGACCCTGACATTCAATTTGTGCAATACGAGTTAGCGCCAACGCATCCCATCACTGACATTTGCGATTATTACGCCAAAGCGGATATGTACGGCATGGGCAAAGGGGTGTACCCA